TTAAATGAAGCTGTAGATGCAGAAACTAAATTACGCATTAAGGCACAAATAGCGATATTAGATAACAATGAAGCGTTGGCTAAAAAACTGCTAGCCGAGATGGAAGCCACCAATAAATTAAAAGAGTTTGCAGATGCGTTGGCAAATGGCACTAATAAATATGATGCAATGATTAGCGGTTTAATCGGACAATTTAGAGCATTAGGTTTATCACTACAAGAATCTATGGCCTTAGCAGGTATGTCCGCTAGATACCAAGCCCAAGCTGATGCCTTTGCAGCTGGTAGAGGTCCTGGTGGTGCAGCGCCATTATCTACAGATCCATACGACATTTTAATTAGACAACTTGCGCCAGAATTAAATAGTCAATACGGATTACCTGCACAAGAAGCCATATCATTAGCCCACATGTCTGCAAGGTATCAAGCCCAGGCTGATGCAATTACTTTAAGAATAGATGCTTCTGGCGACAAGATGAGCCAAGCAATTGCTGAAAGTATTCAACAAGCGACTAGAAATGGTTATAGCATTTCTGGCGCTGGACAGTTGCCATAATGACATTACCTGTAATAAATGCAGTAATTAACTTTAGTACTGGCCCTAGTTTTGCTCAGGCCATGATTTTAGATACAGGCATTTTAGGCACAAACGTATTAGCAGATTCAGCATCTGTAATTGTAGATGTATCTAATCAAGTAAATAGAATTGAAACCAATAGAGGCCGTACTGCATTAAGCGATGAGTTTCAAACAGGCTCGCTTACTTTACGCATAACAGATCAAAATGGCGATTTTAACCCACAGAACGTATCAGGGCCTTATTACAATTTATTAACACCTATGAAGAAGGTGCAAATTACTGCTACTTATGGATCAGTAACTTATCCTATATTTGCAGGATATATTACGAGTTATGTTACAACCTATCCACAAGAATCAGAAGATGTAGCAATGACTACTATACAAGCTGTAGATGCTTTTAGATTAGCCCAGTTAGCACAGATAAGCACAGTGGCTGGCACTAGCGCTGGTCAATTATCAGGTGCACGTGTGGACGATATTTTAGATCAGATTTCATGGCCAGTATCTCAACGAGATATTGATCCAGGTCTTACTACATTACAGGCAGATCCAGGCACTAACCGCACAGCATTACAAGCACTATTTACAGTAGCCAATTCCGAATATGGTGCTATCTATGTTGATGCCGACAATAACTTTGTATTTCAAGATCGAGGTGTAACAGCTGGATCTATTGGTGGCACACCTACAGTGTTTGCAGATGATGGATCTGGAATAGATTACTTTGATGCAACCTGGATATTAAACGACGTATTAATATTTAATAAAGCCACAATTACTAGAGCTGGTGGTAGTCCACAGGTAGCCCTAAATCAAGCCAGCATAGATAAATATTTTTTGCATAGTTACTTTTTAGACAACTTGTTAATGCAAACAGATGCTGCAGCGTTAGATCATGCTCAGGCTTATGTAGCTTCTAGGCAAGAAACCTCTATACGTGTGGATGCCATAGTCCTAGACCTATACACACCTAGTTACAATTCAGGCATTATTGCAGCTTTAGACCTAGATTTCTTTGATCCAATTACAGTTAAAACCACCCAGCCTGGTGGATCGCTTTTAGAAAAAACTTTACAGATTTTTGGGGTAAGAATGAACATAACCCCGAATAGTTGGAAAACCACGTTCACGACACTAGAGCCAGTTATAGATGCTTTTATCCTAAATAATAGCATTTATGGTACTTTGGGCTATAATGTCCTAAGTTACTAAGGAGTATAGATGGCAATAGGATTTCCAGTAAAGGCTGATTACGCCACAGGCGATGTATTAACAGCCGCCAATATGAACGATCTTTCAGGGTCGGTTAATCTATTAGAATCAGCGCAATATGCGGCTGGTAAGAATAAAATTATCAATAGTAATTTTGGTGTTTGGCAAAGAGGTACAACTTTTAATTCTGCAACAAATGGAAATTTTTTTGCAGACAGATGGACAGTTGGACGTGATGGAACAAATACAGTCAACATTACACAACAAACTTTTACTCCTGGAACCGCTCCAGTATCAGGTTATGAAGGACAGTTTTTTGCAAGAGCATCAATTGCATCAACTGGAACATTATCATTTTTGCAATTTACACAAGCAATTGAAGATGTTCGCACTTTAGCTGGTCAGACTATAACAATTTCATTTTGGGCTAAAGGTTCTGCAACTGCAACAGGGTTAATTTACATTGAACAAAATTTTGGTTCTGGAGGTTCAGCATCTGTTGAAACTGGTTATCCTACATTTTCTTTAACAACTTCTTGGACAAGATTTAGTGTAAATATAACTGTTCCTTCCATAAGTGGAAAAACTGTTGGAACAAGTTCTTTGCTTAGAATTTTTATTAGAAGCGGATTAACTGCAAATAGTTCAACATTTGACCTTTGGGGCGTTCAAGTTGAGGCAGGCTCAGTAGCTTCAGATTTCCAAACTGCAACTGGCACAATCCAAGGCGAATTAGCCGCTTGTCAAAGGTATTATTGGCGTCCAAGCGGTCAATCTAATTATGCTTATTATGCAGGTGGCGTTGCAGAAGGCGGTACTGTTGCATCAATTCTGTTGCCAACCCCTGTAAATCTAAGAAGTCCATCTACGGCAAGTGTTGATTATTCAACCTTAGCAGTGGGAGATGCTAGCGGAACTTTACGCACAGTTACAAGTTTAATTATTAACCATTATCAATCTAATTGCGTACAACTTTTAGCATATGTAGCAAGCGGTTTAACTCAATACAGACCAGCGTTTCTTCTTAACAATAACAGCACAAGTGCCTACGTTGCAATAAGTTCGGAGTTATAAAAATGGAAAATATACAGATTGTAGAAATTGAAAACTCTTTTGGCGAAACTCAAACTCACGTCATTATTGACAGAGGAAATGACGAATATACTTCTATGCCTAAATCTGTTTATGATGAAATGATTGCTAAGCAAGAATTATTAGCTGAGTAATGAAGCCCTGGCTATGCGCAGCTGGAGTGCAGTTAAGAGATCAGGTTGATACCTGGTATCCAGATCGCCGCTCTACCAGTGATGGGTGGATTGGTGATGCTCGTCATTCCGCCAGCAAATCGGATCATAATCCAGACAAATTTGGGGTCGTCCGAGCCATTGATATTGATTCTCGTTTGGATTCATCCGAGCAGCTCTCGATATATCTGGCTGACCAAATCAGAGTCTGTGCTAAAACCGATAAGCGCATATCTTACGTAATCCATAATGGCTTTATAGCTTCAAGGATTATGGGATTTAAGTGGCGCAGGTATCGTGGCATTAATCCACACAAGAAGCACATCCATATTAGTTTTACAAAGTCAGGCGATAAAGATTCTAAGCCGTTCGATATACCACTACTAGGGGGCAAAATATGAAAATAACAAAAAAGCAAAAAGCAATACTAAAATCCTACGCACGTGGGGTATTAGTATCTTTCTTAACATTTTTAGCCAGTAATGAATTAGGTTTAGATCCAGCACTGTCTGTAGTAGTTGCAGCACTTGCTGGCCCAGCAGCTAGGGCTTTAGATAAATCCGATCCATCTTATGGTGTCGGTGCTGATGAAAAATGAGCCTAGCAGAATGGGCTGGCTTTGGCGCTGGCGTTATGGCCGTGCTATCAGGCGGACTAATCGGACTACGTTTTTTAGTTAAGGGTTGGCTTAATGAGTTACGCCCTAATGGTGGCTCTAGTATGAAGGATCAACTAACAAGATTAGAACAGCGTGTTGATGATCTGTTTACTATCATAAGTAAGCGATAATTACAATATGGCAACTACACGTAAACGCAAAAAGATTAATAGGCGCAGGGTGCGTAAATCACCAGAGCCATTAACTAAGTTAGACGTGTTCTATATTGCTAAGCACGAAATGTTTAGAGCTGCACGTAAGGCAGGGTTTTCAGAATCTGTAGCCCTATACCTAATGGATAGCCCATCTTCCATGCCCGATTGGGTAGTGGGAGAAGACGGCATTATCCCTTCTATCCCTACTCCAGATGAGGATGACGATTAAGCGCATAGCGTTTGTATCTGACCTGCAAGTACCTTTTTTTAATGAGAAATCTGTTAAATCTGTTGGCCGCTTCCTGGCTAAATGGAATCCGCATAGGACTATATGCATTGGTGATGAAATTGATTTACCACAGCTAGGTGGTTTTAATGCTGGCACTATTGATGAGATGGTCGGCAATATAAACGATGATAGAAAACAAACACAAGAAGTCCTAACATACTTAGGCGTAACAGATGTACTAGGAAGTAACCATGGAATCAGACTTTATCGATCAATCAAAAAACGATTACCATCATTCCTCAACTTACCAGAAATGCAGTATGAGCGTTTTATGGGATATGACAAGCTCGACATTAAATTCCACCCCTTTGGGCTCGATTGGGCGCCAGGCTGGACAGCCGTTCATGGAGATGCTTTCCCTCTTAGCCAAGTACCTGGACAAACGGCCTTAAACGGGGCTAGAAGGCTAGGTAAGAGCGTTGTCTGTGGTCACACCCATAGACTAGGGGTATCGGCCTTTACAGAGGCTTCTAGAGGCCAATTAGGGCGTACTGTGTGGGGTGTTGAGGTTGGCAATTTAGTAGATTTAAGCAGTTCAGGCATGGCGTATACAAGGGGCTATGCAAACTGGCAACAAGGCTTTGCTGTGGCATATGTGCATGAGCGTAAGGTTCAGGTTATAACCATACCTATTAATGCAGATGGCAGCTTTATATTCGAGGGCAAACTCTACAAATAACGTTATCAAATCGTTATCAAAATTAAGCCCTAAATCATCCACAAAGTCATACACAAGTGTCACACTATTGACATGCCACAAAGCGTGTGCATAGAAGGTAGGGCTACATGAACAATATATGGCTAGAAGCTAGACAGGATGGTCTGATATTTTTCTGGATCATGTTAGGTCTAGCAGTATTGGTACTGGCTTATTGGAAGATACAAAGTAGAGCGTTTGATCGTGGCTACTGGGTTGGTAGATCAGCTGGTTGGAAAGCATCTATCGAGCATAATCAGAAGATCGAGAAACTAAGATCTAGGGCAGTATTTGATTATGACAAAAACTGAGGATCTATTTAATGAAGTCATTACTACGATCCAACAGCGTGGAAGTGTCTATGGACACCCATACTACAACCACCAAAGAATCGCAGGATTGTGGTCTGCATATCTTGATCACCCAATCACAGCACACCAAGCTGCTTTATGTATGGCGTTGGTCAAGGTATCTAGGCTTACTGAATCTCCAGATCACTACGATTCAGTTAAAGACTTTATCGCCTATGGTGCTATCTATAGGACAGTGCTCGAAGCAGAGCAAGACTCCGATTTTGATTGGAAAGAGTAATGGCATTTGACCTAAGTAATTACGAAACAGTAGATGAACGTCTACATAAATGGTGGAAGGATTATCCAGATGGAAGATTGGAAACAGAGCTTATCGAGGCCACAAACACTAGATTCATTGTGGTATGTAAACTCTACAAAACAGAAGCAGATCTCAAAGCGTGTGCTACGGGGCTTGCGTTGGAGAATATTAGCGATAGAGGCGTTAACGCAAATTTCGCTTTACCTAATGCGGAAACAAGTGCGATTGGTAGAGCGCTTGCAAATGCAGGTTTCTCAGCTAAAGGTAAGCGACCAAGCCGAGAAGAGATGGCCTCAGTAAACGCTAAATCAGAATCATTTAGTGTTGAAAACAAGTTAGAGGATCCAGTGCAGTGGGGTGAAGCTGATTGGACTACAGCTGTGCCAGAAGCACCTAATCCACCACCAGATTGCTGCGCTAAAGGCATGGCATTAAAAAAGGGTCTGAGTAAAACAACCAAAAAACCTTATTATGGTTATACATGTTTAGATAACATAAAAGAGCATAACGTGTGGGCTAAACAAACCAGTACAGGCGCTTGGTACTTTCCAAAGGATAAGGAGTAATCGTGGGCTATATTGCTTTTATAAACGGACGTGGTGTCCACGTTGTCATGGATGATAATGGGGTGCATTTAGAGCAATCTGTTATTAAATGTGAAGTTTGTGATGATGATCGAGTATTCAAAGATGGCACATGCTTTAGATGTCATGAGTTGATTAATCGTGACTAAGTTCAAATGTAATGGCTGCAAACGCCCTACAGAATTTCTGTGGCTTGACAGTATTGATGTAGGTGAAGGTTACAAAGCCTACCAATGCATGAGCTGTGGCTGTACTGGAGTGAAGAACGTGGCCGAAGCTTTGGATGTGCCTGATAAAGACATATCCAGATGTGATAAGTGTGGTATGTGGAAGTTCTTATCCGTGGTATGCCACACTTGCCAATTAATTGAGGCTAAATAATGTATTCATACGCTCTTACTTATGCCGAAGAAGCTTTATGCGCCCATACTGGATACATGCGACAACGTAAATTCTTAAACAAACCTTACAAAAATGTAAATTATGTAGAAGGTGATGTTTATGAAATGTGGCAACACTCAGTATGTGCAGGTGCTGAGTTAGCCTTTGCTAGGATATTGGGTTTTAATGATTTTAAGCCTAGCGTTGATACTTTCAAATCACAGTTTGATATTGATGGTGTTTGCGAGATTAGATATAGCTTCAACAACAATTTGGGAATGAGATTTACAAAAAGAGATAACCTAGAAGCTAGATATGTGCTTATGCTTGATGGGCTTAGGCATAGGACTAGGCGAACGCCACCAGACTTTCAAGGCGAGCCTTACACAGCTGTAGGTTGGATATATGGCTATGAAGTATCAGTTACAGATAATGGGAGAGTGGATCAAATGTATTTACGTCCCATGAGGGAGTTTAATTAATGCCAACGTATGAGTTTAGCTGTAATGAGTGCGGCACCTTTGGCTCTACCTTTAGATCATTTACTGAGGATGTGCCAACTATGGATTGTCCTAAATGTTATACATTAATGACACGGATCTATTCAGCACCTGGGTTAGTGTTTAAGGGTAAGGGCTGGGGTAGTAAGCCATGAATGAGATTGGATACGATCAAACCTGGCAAGAAGGCGACGACTTACGCTATCAATGTAAGTATGTTGTGATCTAAATCACTGTCCATATAGTGAGATGATATTGTTATCTATGTTGAAAGGACTTGCTTATGTATGCTACCCTCAAAAAGCGTTCGATCTTAAATCGAAAAGCTGAGCCGCCCAAGGCCAGGCTCGGTAGGCGCAGAGTTTGGGCAGGCTCTATGCTAATTGCATTTAGTCTTTGCTTTTCAAAAGATTATTCCGTTGCAGCTAATAAACCTAAAGAATATAAAGTTAATACATTAAAGCAAATTACATTTCATAAAATGAACTACAATTTCGAGCAATTCTATTGCCTGGATGAGA